GATCCTGTTGGAACTTCTGCTGCTGCATCTGCTGCTGACCCTTCAACTGCTGGGCCTGCATAGCAGACGGAGAGTTGGCCTCGTAAGTCTGTATCTGCGCCGGGGTCATCTGCTTCAAGAAGTCCTGACTGAACTTCCATCCTGCTGCATCTGTGAAGGCCTTGAAGATCGCTACCGCGTCGAACTGATAGTGAGCGTCGTTGACATTCTTCACAAATGTCGGGTTATTAAGAAGCTGGATTATCACAGGCAATGCCTGCGCCATCTCTTTCTTAGCTCCGAGGTGGGCTCCAGCAAGAACTTCGTATTCAAATTTAGCGTTACGAAAATCTATATGGTCTCCCATATAGGCTGTCCCCAACTCCTCACCAAGTACACGGCGAAGAACCGATGTCGGAAGCAACTCATTGTTCAACTCGTCCATCTGGTAGAGCCACGGTTCGAAAACCTGCTCGACCAATCGGCTGGTGGGACCGTCCAATCGTGACGCGTTGGCCTGAATAACTGCCGCCGCTCCAGTTCCAGAACGCATTCCCGTTCCGCGACCGCCACCTGTAGTACCGCCCTGCCCTACTATTTCGTTTGCGCCTGAAGTAGCCGCAGCGGCCTGTTGTGCCTGCTGCAAAAACTGCCACGCCTCTGACGGAACTGGTGGCATGGTCAAGAACTTGAAGCTCTTGTCTACGTCGTCGTCCACATCGATGATGCCGCCCTGCTTCCAGCGCGTCATCTGTGTCGGCACATTGAACCCCTTCTTGCGAACGGCTGTAGGCTGCAAACCATACGCAAGTAGGTCAAGTGCTAGGTTCGTAATTCCCTGCTCAACAATTTGTTCCGCTCCGATTAGCTGGCCCAATCCCTGTCCGTAGAAGCTATCTGGAAGGTCTCTCCAGTTTGCGCTAAGGAACGGCTTCTTACCGTATGGATTTGCCTCATTACGAAGAAGAATATTCTTTCCGCTGAACGACAGAACAACAATAACCTTCTCGTTGTCCCAACGCTCAAGAAGCTCCATCGGAGAATCTTTAGGATCGGCGCTAGTCCTGAAGCTACGCGGGAGAGCGTGCTGCAAGTACCCACGCATACCTTCCGGTATGGTCAGGGTGATGTTGTCCGCTCCGACTGTCGGGCCGGACAAAAAGAATGCCATCAAATCGGATTCGCTCGGGATGTCATATCCCGGGATATCTCGAAGAGCATTCAAATCTTCGTATGTCGCATAGTCTCGATAGATTACCCACTTTGCTTCGCGGATATCTCCAACACGACACCCTGGATCAACCAGAACTGTACGTATATCGCAGTATTTAATCCACGGTCGGGAAATCTTTAGCGGCTCATAAAAAATTTCGAAGTCATCGGAGTCCGGGGTATCAATTGGCGGAAGAGGAACTATCGTGTCGATAGTTACCGGAGACGCCTTGCGACGGACCCTCTTGATCTTAGTTTCTTTTTCGGTGTAGCCCCACTTGAATATAGTGGTGCCGAGCAACGCCATCTGGTTCGTGCCACGCTCTACTTGAACACGAAACTTCATATCCCAGAGTTGTGCCGAGAACAGCGCAGTCTTGGCTCGTGTCACGTCCTGCTTTGTACCTGGGCGCGGACGAAGTAGAAACGGAGGGTCCTCATAAAACAGACCTTCCATAATCTTCGGGACTATCGCGCTCATGTGGTTCGATAGTGTGAACTTCGGGACGTTCGCCTGCGCTACGTTACCGCCGTCAAACGCTGAAGCTTGACGTGGACTCTGCAAAATGACATCGGACTCTGTCCATGCGTTCGCCCACTGCTGAACGTTTTGATCGGTGTCCGCACGCGCAGCGTCATCAATAACCAGCTTCAATGCTGCCTCATCAGAAAACATGTAGGTCCCGGTATCCGAGTCCTTGTGCATGTCCTTTGACGTGATGGTTCCTACAGGATCGATAGCCCTATTCTCTAGGGTTTCGGCTGCATGTGGATTCAACGCTTCCGTCATTCCGTTTTCCTATTATCGTCCTAGATATTTCGCTCTAATATCACCGCTAGGGGACGAAGGTTCTGGGATGTATTCCACAGCAGGTGCTGTCGGAATTCCCGGGTCTCCAAACATTCTGTTATACTGTTCTCTTCGGAGACGTTCATTGTAAAACTGCTCTTCCTGGATCGCCTTTTCTTCCTGCTCTTTCGGATTCAGCGGTACGCTGCTGGGAAGATACCTCCCGATGTACGCCATCGCATCCGGAATATCGTCTTTTCGAGTTCGGGTGCTCTTCTCCCCAGTGTAACTTATCAATTGAGGAAACACACCGTCTTTGTCTTCCAACCACGAACCAATAGCAAAGAACAGCCTGCCCGTATTCAAAAGAACTTCAAGCCCCTTAATACGGTTGCGTTTTGCGTTATCCTCGTTGCTCGGCTTATGAAAATAGACAGGCAGATAAAATCCGCAAATCTGTAGCGATCTCTTTTGAATCTCTACCTGAAGTAGCTCTAAACCGCCAGTATCTTCAATCTGGTTTATTTTAGGGTTCCACTTCTTGTTTAACGTCGCTACGTAGTAGGCAATCTCGGTCTGGGTCCAGTGGCCATAGATTGCTTCCATCATACAAGCGGCGACCTGGCCGTCTTCTTCTTTCCGGAAGACTTTCATCACAACACCGACAGTGTAATCTGAATTCTTCTTCGCTTCCTTGGCCGTATCCCACAGAATGTAAATATCGCCGCGATAGGCTCGCGCCTGCTCTGGACTTACGCGGGCACGCTTCAAGTCATCTTCCTTGAAGTAGATGCTGAAGCCACCCCAGACAGGATCGTTCAACTGCTGGCAACGGAAGCTCTTCTCGTCATTCTTAAGCAGCCCCATCAAATACTTAAATGTGGCGTGCTCTGGGAATGTCAAAATAACCATATGCTCTTGAAGATCGCGAAGGTTCTTCTTCGCGACATGCATGAACTCTGGCTTGACATACCACGCTGGTCGTGAAAACCACTTCAATCCTGAGGCATCTGGGTCCTCAAGAGACTTTTCATGACGAACGCCATAGTAATCGTCTTTGTAATAGCGGGTACCAAGGGCATCGATCTTTCCCCAAGTATCACACAAGTTCAAAGTATCGTTAAGGCTGCGTTCAAGTTTCTCTCTGGTCGGGTCTGTATTGCAGTTCGTGTTCGACACAACGTCGTCAAACTTCATTATGTCACAGTGCCACCCTGACAAGGTTGAGTCAATGGAATCAGCCCACAGGGTCGGATAAGTTCTCTCTCGGCGTCTCGCCGGAGTAATCAAATCTTCCGCCGACGTTCCGTCTACTCCCCGAAGGACATACTCAGGAAACAGAAGGTGAATCGGCCTGGGCGATGCGCCACGGGCTAAGTAAAATTCCTTCTTAATCTCTTTAACGAACAACGCCGCCAAGTCTTTAGCAGCGGTCATAATCATCATGGAGATGTCAGGACAGCACAATATCCACTGTATTGCATCTGCACGCCCGATGGTTGACTTAAAGAACGCACGGGGATACAAAAGAATCATTATCCGACGATAGTTGTCAGCGTCTTCTTCGGCACCCGGCCTCGGAACATAGTTCTTGACAGACGGGGACCAAATAACTGGAACACGATTCTGCCGCTTTATAGCAGCCTGAACCGTATCGACACTGTATCCAGGTCTGTAAACACCGTCAAAATCTTTTTGAATGAATTGATCGCAGACAGGTTGATGCGTTATCCTGGTCATCTTAGTGTTACCCAGGACAGCGACATTAAACCAGAACAAGTCCTTTCGGGCCTGGTCACGAGCGTACAGCCACTGATCGAAGTGCAGGTAGCCGTCGTCATGAAAATGAATCGGATCGTAAGTATTGCCCTGGCCTGTAGGAGTTCCCTTCCTATCATCCAGGTATTGAATCATGTCGTAGGAAAATTCTCCCGACGGATTCCCCTTCTTGTCAAGAAGTTCGTTGCCAACGACTCTTCGAGCCCTGATTGGCTCTACTATAGTTTCTTCGCGTCCCTTCTTCTTCTTCTTCGGCTTATCTTTCCCGCGAGCCTCGTCCTCTTCGGACATGTGCTCGATACCGATGTACAGCAGCCACAACTCCTCCATCGGAGACTTCTCGCGACCACTGCCGTCTGGGGGACTTGTATGACCTTCACCACGGAAATATTTTCCATTTACACAGCAGTCAAGAATCTCTGGGTCTACATTAGAGACATCGAGCCCCTCAATTTCACCTCTAACCAACTTAGACCAGAATGCGAGTTGCTTGTCTCTACGATATTTTACAAACTCGCAATCTTTCTTCTTTTGTCCTGCTTGCATATTGTCTCCGTGGTATTGTAAAACTA